ATTCAACAAATATCAGTAAACATACAAGATGGAACTCAACATCAACACATCAAAAACGTATAAAGATATTGATGGTAGTAAGCGTATATGTGTTCTCCAAGGAGGGACGCGTAGTGGAAAAAGTTATTCAGCATTGCAATGGATATTGGTAAAGGCATTAAGTGAACCTAATATGGTGTTCTCTATTGTCCGTAAATCATTTCCATCAATGCGTGTTAGTATTATGAGAGATTGGGTTGGTATTCTAAAAGGCTTAGAGATATGGGATGAGAACCGATGGTCTGCTACTGAACATATGTACACATTTGATAATGGTAGTATGGTAGAGTTTATGTCAATCGATAGTTCTGAAAAGAGAAAGGGTAGTGCAAGAGATTACCTATTCGTAGATGAAGCAAATGAATTAAGTAGAGAGGATTGGTTTCAGTTATTTATAAGAACACGTAAGAAGAGTATCATAGCATATAACCCATCATTCGGAACAAACAACTATATCTTTACTGAAATACAAACACACCCCGAAGCTGATTTACATATCAGTACGTTTAGAGATAATCCTTTTTTAGAGAAGCAGTTAGTAGAAGAGATTGAGCGATTAAAAGAAATCAACCCTGAATACTATAAGATATATGGATTAGGATTACCAGGCAATAACGTAGGTACAATCTTTAGTATTAATCTAATAGAAGAAGTGCCAGAGAATGCAGAGTTCGTAGCATTCGGACTAGATTATGGATTCACAGTAGACCCTACATCATTAGTAGCCATATGGAAAAGGGATAGAGACCTATTCATAGATGAACTCATATATGAGAAAGGAATGGTTACATCAGATATATCACAACGATTAGCAGATTTAGAAGTAGGAAGGGAAGAGATATGGGCGGATAGTGCAGAACCTAGATTAAACGAGGAGCTATATAGGCTCGGATTCAACGTTAAAGGGGTGCGTAAGGGAAAGGATTCGATTAAGCTAGGTATTGACCTTATGATGCAATATCGCTTAGTGGTGACAAAGAGAAGCAAGAATATAGTGAAGGAGTTTGGAGAATATGTTTGGATGGTTGACAAGAATGGAAACTTTGAAAACATACCTGTTGATTACTCTAACCACGCAATAGATGCGATTCGTTATGTGTGTATGGAAAGATTAAATGCAAAGAAGATAAACGCTGGAAGATATCAAATATCAATAAGATAATATGCAGACATGGAATGAAGATGAAATAAAAGAGTTACTACTATTCGTACAATCGATACGAAAAGAGAACGATGATTTAAGAGCCAAAATAATTGCTATGGATGCAATGTTGAAAAACGAAATGGCTAAAGTAAAACAATTTAAACAAATATTAAATAGATACACCGCATGAGAAAGACATTAACGTTAGAGATACCCACAAGTTGGAAAGATGTAACTCTTAAACAATACCTTGCACTACAAGCTGATTTGGAAGCATATAGAGATGATGAAGAAGCACAAACTGCTTTAACGTTGTATCACCTATGCGGATTAGATGCAGAGTATGTAAAGAAGTTATCAGCTGAATCATATAATAAGGTAAGAAGTAAGTTAAACGAATTTATATCACCTGAAAGTATTGAACTACAACCATTCGTAACAATAGGAGATATAGAATATGGATTCGAACCTAACCTATCTAAAATGAGTTATGGTGCTTATGCAGATATAACAAAGTGGGATACAATAGCAGTAGATAAGAACTGGTCTAAAGTAATGAGTATCTTATATAGACCCGTAACAAAGAAGCAAAGGGAACGATACGATATCGAAACCTACGATGGTAACATAGATGAAACCAAATGGTTAGATGTAAATATGGAAGTTCATTGGGGCTGCCTGTTTTTTTTTGTTCGTTTGCAAATGGACTTGCTGAAAGGTATCCTGAAGTCTTTGAAGGAGGAGGAGCTTCCAGCCAACATGAGGTCAATTTTAGCAAGAAGTGGAGAGCTTATGCAACAATCGTTGAGTTGGCCGATGGCAAACTTAAAGAAATAGATGATGTTGTAAAAGAGCCATTAGAGAAATGTTTATTATATCTTGCTTATAAAGCTGATAGGAATCAATTAGAATCCCTAATACATAAGGAAGCAATGAAATCTATTGGTGGTGTTAAATAGGTCTACCATTTTTATCACTAACATTGTTAAATACATAAACACTATACTATGCCGTGGAGTAACAGCAGAAATGGAGCATTAAGATACTCCGTAAACAGAGAAAACAATTCGGGCTATTATATAGGACCGACTAGGGGATTATCATCTCCTAAAAACTCACAAAGAGCTTGTTTGTGTTTGAATGAAAATACTTATGATGTTAAGTGCTGTAATGGTGCTTTAATGGAGCAAGGTATAGGAGTAATACAATCAGCAACAAGAACCAAAGGTGGTGCGTTTAGTGATGGTTACTCTAATGGATTTGATATAATATTAGAATAAAATAAAAACATAATATGGCAGAATTAACTAAACAAGCCTTACAGGTTGAAAATAATACCCAATTTCCTAACAACAATGCTGGATTAATTACTCCAACTAATTTAAGGACGTTTAATTCGGATATGATTGACTCGTTAGTAGATGAGATATCATATACAGCAGATAGTGCATCATTCAATAGTAGAATAAACAACATAACAGGTAGTGCTACCAATACAGGTAGTTTACTATTAACCGCATCATTTGATAATGGTACTCGTAACTTAACGTTTACTAAAGGAGATGCTTCTACGTTCAATGTAAACATTCCTGATACAAGTGGTAGTGCAGGTAATTTTGTAACTACATCTTCATTTAATGCTTATACTGCATCTACGGATTCATCTATAACTCAATTAAATGCAAGTTCTGCATCACAACAAATTAGTATAGATGCACTTAATACAAATAGTGCAAGTGTAAACATATCAATTACAAATGTAAACTCTGCAACAGCAAGTTTGTTCACATCTGTAAACAATATAAATACATTTACACAAAGTGCTGAAACATCTATAAACGCTTTAAATGCAGCTACATCATCGTATGTAACATCTGCTATTACTGCAAGTTCATTAGTAACTGCATCTTTTAGTGGTAACACATTAACATTCACCAAAGGAGATGCATCTACATTTGGTGTAGTAATACCTGATGTTAGTGGAAGTACAATCAATACAGGTAGTTTTGTAACAACTTCTTCATTCAACGCATATACGCAATCGAATGACCAAAGAGTAACTTCTTTGGAAGCAAATAGTGCTAGTGTAAACACATCTATCACTAATATAAATTCAGCTACATCATCTTTATTTACTTCAGCAAGTTTAGGTTTAACTACTGCATCTTTTGCAGGAAACACTTTAACATTTACAAAAGGTGATTCATCTACATTCGGTGTAGTGATACCTGATGTTAGTGGTAGTGGTGCTATACCAACAGGAACAGTAAGTTCATCTGCACAAATAACCGCATTAGGTTTTGTTAGTTCATCTGTAACTGCATCTTCATTAGTAACTGCATCGGCAGCTGGTTCAACGATTACCTTTACAAAGGGTGATGCTAGTACATTTAGTGTTAGTGTTGATACGGGTAGTGCAGGAACTACAATATATGATACAGTACGTACAGGTGAAAATATAACAAAAGGTGACCCATTATACATTAGTGGTTCACAAGGTGCTAACCCAATAGTATATAAAGCAGATGCGGCAGACCCTAATAAGATGCCAGTAACATATGTAGCAGCTTCAACAATAGCAATAAATAATACTACTGAAGCAATCATATTAGGTCATATAGAAGGAGTTGATTTAACTGGCTATGTTGCAGGACAAACAATATATGTAGCAGAAGGTGGTGGATGGTCACTTAACTTACCATCAGGTAGTAATTCAATTACTCAATTATTAGGAGTAATAACTAAAGGTGGTAGTGGTGGTAAAGGATTGGTATTAAATCCAGGTCCTGCACAATTACCAGGTTTAGATACAGGATATATGTGGGTTGGTGGTTCAACTAATCAACCAACTGAAATAACTACTGCATCATTTGCAACAACAGGTTCGAATAACTTTAAAGGAGTTGAAACAATAGGTGATATAGCAGGAACTAACACAGGTGAAGTTTATTTATTAGGTAGGAGTGGTAGTTTGGTATTGGGTAATTCAGTTAACTCACCAACATACGCAGCATTATCACATTTAAGTTCATCAGTAGTAAATGGTAGTACCAACTTAATATTCAAAAACACCAGTTTCACAGGCGATACAATAATATCAGGTAGTGGTAATATCTTTAGTAACCCTTTTACTGCAACAGCTGGATATAAAAGATATATAGGTGGAGGTAATAACCTTTACTTAAATAGTACTAATGGTATAAACTCACAAATAACTGCTTCGGCAATAAGTGTGAGTGGTAATAGACCTACAATGAATAATAATATATTCAATGGAGATACGGATTTTTTAATCAATCAGGCAGTAAATTCAGTTGGGACTCATACTTACTCACATAATAAAATTGGTGGTACTAATGCAACTGTTACTATAAATGCATTATCACATACCGGCTCAGTAAATATATTAGCTAATACCGTTAATAATGCTGTTATTACAATTAACGCCTCCTCTGCATCCCTTGCTGAAATAGCTACGGGTAGAAGTGGTAGTGGTACTGTTAATGTAAATTCTAATTTAATACAGGGTGGTACTGTTACAAATACCTCACCTCTTGCTTTAGGAACTTCACTAACACAAACTATCCTTAGTAACATAGTGACAGGTGGTAGTATTACGGTTACTAATATATCTTCATCTCTGAACGTTAACGCATTTAATAACATAGCAATTGGTGCTATATCTTATACCAACGCTGGTGCAGCTGGATTAGCTTTACATAGAACAGCTGGTAGTGTTAGTACTAGCTATGGCGCGATGACTTTTATAGCATCTGGCTCTGCAATTTCTGCTACTGGTAATATATCACCTACTGCAATGACGGTAACTAATCGTATGTTTAGTGGGTCGTTAGGTAGTGGTAGTTTAACATTTGCTAATAATCAAATACAAGGTGGTGGTAATACCTATACTATAACTGGTAGTTTTGGAGGAACAGGAAGTCCTGCAATGGCGGCAAATGGGATATTTGGTATAACTAATACGATATTCACAAATGTAGAAGGTAGAGGCCTTTATACTGATTTCCGTAGTAATCTAATAGGTGGTGCTGGTTTAATACTAACTGGTTCTAACAATAACGCTATTACTGCAAGTGGTGGTGCATACTTTGGACGTTTTAATGCTGATGATGGTAGAAGAAACGGAACAGGTGAAAACATC